GCGCTTTGTTGTAACATATTATTATAATGCATAATATTAAGTTATATTTAAACCGGATGTAGTGGGTATGTTTAGACCAGAAGATGTTTGTAAAGCTGTAGTTCCAACTTTTTTCTTTTTCTTCAAATCTAAATCTTTGTCCATATCTACTGCTGTTTCTACTTTAGGCGCTTTATCTTCTTCAATAGGCGCTGACGGTGGAATAGGTGCAGGAGCTTGCACAATCTGAGGTGCTTTAGGCTTTGACATACACATAATTACTTCTCTGTCCTCTCTTTTAACATGTTAATAAACTTGACAACATCACGTTGACCTGCTTCAAAGTATATCTTATTAGGATTATCTGTTAAAACAGCAGACTTTTCAGGATAAACTTTGTTTAAAAGTTTAACTAATTCGTCTACTGTTGCAGGTAAAACTAAATCTTCTTGGTCAATCATATTGTTTTCTTCTAAAAAGGGTACTTTAGTCCCACAAGTTTCCTGTTATAGTTCCTTTGTTATATTCTGTAGCTCTATTCTCAAAGAAATTAGCATGTTCTACACCATTTAACACCCAGTCTAACCAACCTAATGGGTTATCTTTTACACCATAATTAGGTTTTAATGACAATTGTAACAGTCTTCTGTCAGCAATGTATCTAATATATTGTTTAACTTCTTCTGCTTTTAATCCTCTGATACCACCCATAGCAAAAGCCAAATCAATAAACTTATCTTCTAAGTCTACCATATCTCTACATGTTTGATAGATACTTGCTTTAAATTTTTCTGTCCAAATATTTGGGTTTTCTTTTATTAATTGATGAAACAATTTAATCATGCTTTCAACATGGTGTGTCTCATCTCTAATAGACCAAGTTACAATCTGACACATTCCCTTCATACGTCCATATCTTTGAAAGTTAAGAAGCATAACAAATGATGCAAACAACTGTAAGCCTTCACCAAATGCAGAGAAACAAGCTATCTCTCTAGCCATACCTTCTAGTCCTTTACCTTTAGATGTAAACAAGTATTCATGTTTATCCGCCATCTCTTTGTATTCTTGAAATGCTTTGTATTCTTTATCAGGCAAACCAATAGTATCATTTAATAATGAATAACTATGTGCATGATTAGCTTCACTTGTTGCTATAGAAGACAACATCATTCTAACTTCCGGTGCTTTAAATTTAGGTATATATTTATCTAAATAAGCTTGTGCTATATCTACATCACCTTGTGTAAAGAACTTTAATATTTGTCCTATTAAGTTTTTTTCTTCTACTGTTAATCTTTCATTCCAGTCTCTTACATCCTCGTGTAATGGTACCTCGCTTGGAAGCCAATGCATTTTTTGTTGCATGTCGTAAGCTTCAAAAGCCCACCCATAATCAAATGGCTTGTAGTAAGTTCGTTTGTCAAATAAACTCATATCTTTTTTTCTAACTCCTTAATGTAATCTTCTTCTTCTTTTGGTAACTCTTCTTTAGTTTTATCTTTACCAAATATACTGTCCCAGTTTTCTTTATATTTTTCAGTTGGAATATGTTTTCCGTCTCTTATTTTATAACTATTAAAACCCATGATATAATTCTACTCCTTCTATAATAATTATGATTAATAATTCTATGGCTAAGATAGTATGATATACTGTCCATAGCACAGATTGTTTTTCTTTCTTTTTTTGTTTTCTCTTTTTCTTTTTTAATGATTTATAATTAACACCATCAAATAAACTACTGTCTGTCATTATCCCTCACAAGCTAAACAATCTGCTTCAGGTATGATTGTTCTTTCTACTTTTTTTGATACTAACTCAGCACGTTTAATTGCTTCTGAACGACAATAATACAAAGTCTTTAACTTTTTCTTCCAAGCCAACATATGCATGTCATGTAATTCTTTAATGTTTACATCAGCAGGTACAAATACATTGACTGATTGTCCTTGACAAATATGTTTCTGTCTGTCTGCTGCATGCTCAACTATCCATTGTTGATTTATTTCTATTGCTGTTTTAAATATATCTTTTTCATTATCAGAAAGAGCATCTAAATGTAATACTGAACCTCTGTTTGCTAAAATAGAAGTCCATGTTTCTTCATTGTTAATACCTTTTTTATTTAATAATTTTTCTAAGTATTTATTCTTAACTAGAAAAGAACCTGACATTGTTTTTTGCACATAAGCATTAGCTCTGTATGGTTCTATTGATGGTGATGTTGTACCACAAATAATAGAACTAGAAGCATTAGGTGCAATAGCTAACAAGTGTGCATTACGCATACCGGTTCCTTCCATGTCTGGAGCTTCACCTCTTTTTACTGCTAGTCTTTTACTTTCTTCTACAGCTTGCTCTTTAATACTTTTAAATATTTTCATGTTTAATGATTTAGCAAGTGCACCTTCAAACGCTATACCTCTTGATTGTAAGTATGCGTGAAAACCCATAGCACCTAAACCTAAACTTCTTTCACTGTTTGCGCTAAACTTAGCTCTAAACAATTCATCAGGTGCTTTGTCAATAAAATATTGTAGCACATTATCTAAGAACCTAACTAAGTCAGGTATAAATAAACTGTTGTTCTTCCACTCATCATACTTTTCTAAGTTAACAGAAGACAAACAACAAACAGCTGTTCTGTTTTCATCAGTAGCTAGTGTTATCTCTGTACATAAATTAGAATGATTAACTTTTAGTCCTAGTTTCTTTTGTGTTTCAGGCAGTGCATCATTTACTGTATCAATAAATGAAACATAAGGCTCACCAGTGGCAACTCTTGTCTCTAATATTTTTAACCACAAATCTCTAGCTGAAACAGTCCGTACTATTTTTTTAGTGTGCGGGTCAATTAAATTCCAAGTGTCATCAAACGTAGGTTCTTTAATGCAGTTATCTATTAAATGCATAAACTCATCAGATATGTTTACACCATGATGTAAGTTAAGACATTTTCTATGTACGTCACCACCACTAGGTTTTCTCATTTCTAAAAATTCTATTATCTCTGGATGTGATATATCCATGTATGCTGCATAACTACCACGTCTTGTTTTACCTTGAGAGAACGCAAGTATCTCACTGTCAACTACGTGTAAAAAAGGTATTGAACCAGAAGACTGTGAACCACCAGAAGTTTGTGTGCCATCACTTCGTACGTCACCCCAGTACCCACCGATACCACCACCAACAGAAGCAAGCCAAGCGTTCTCTGTGTAGTGTCCTGTCAATCCTTCTCTACTATCACCTACATAATTTAAGAAACATGAAATAGGCATACCTCTTTTACTGCCGGCATTAGACAAAACAGGCGTAGAATACATGAACCAAAGTTTAGATGCATAATCATATATACGCTGTGCCATCTCATCATTATCAGAAAAAGCTTTTGCTGCTCTCATAAAACCTTCTTGAGGTGATGTTTCTTCTGGTAATAAATACCTATCTTTTAATGTTGTCTTACCAAAATCAGTAAGTAAATTATCTCTTTCGTAATCTATCATTCTTTTGTTTCCGTTACTCTTGGTTGTCCTTCTTTTTCTATAATAAAATCAATATATTGTTTAGCTTTCTTTAAGTCTTCAATGCCATGTCCCTTGTATCTCCACCTAGAAATATACTTTACAACGTTGCCTTCGCAATACGTAAGGTTGTTTTGTATAATATAATCTATAGGTTCTATGCCACCTTTATTATAGTGTAACGGTTTTTTTATATTGTCCATAATTTTACTTCTCCTGTTTTCTTATTGTAATCACCATGTCTTAGTATACGTGCAACTCTAGCTTGTTGAAGAGCTTCAGCCTCTGTATATCCTTTATCTACGTAAATCTTTTTGACTATCTTCCATAGGTCTAAAAGGGGAACGTTAGTATATTTCTTAATCAGCTTCTCAGCAGTCTTAATTCCGACACCTTCTATGCCGTCATACCCGTCAACTTTATCTCCGGTCAAAGTCTGTATCATAAACCAATAGTCAGCCATTCGTTGTGATATTTGTTCTATATTCATAGCATCTTGTGATAGTTTACAAGGTACAGTTCGTAAATCTTTGTCTATACTAACAACAATACGCTCTTCATCTACAGGCTCTGTAGACATAATACCCATAACATCATCTGCTTCTAAGTTCTTCCATACAACTCCGTTATGTTTTTCTAATACATATTCTCTTAAAGCTTTTAATGTAATTGGTTTACGCTTGTCTTTTCTATTGCTTTTGTATGAAGGCAATACATCTTTTCTAAAATTGCTACTGTCTGTTAATGCAATAACATAGTCATCAGCTTGTAAACTAGCACCTAAGTCATCTATAACTGAATCTACGTCAGCTTTACATAAAGCTTCATCACAGTGTAGTGTCCATAAACCGTCACCCCAGTTTGTTTCTACTTCATTATTAAGTGCTATCTTATATAATAAAATATCACCATCAATTAAAAGTACTCTTTTTAGTTTCATGTTTCTCCTATATGTCAAATGTTAATAAATCTTCTTTAGGAATTATGTGTCCTTTACTTGTCCAGTTGTCACCACCCTTCTTAATAGGGTACTTAACCATAAGTTTTTTAAGGTGTGCTGTTGGTAACAAAACCCAAACTTGGTCAGTCCTGTCTTGTGTCCATAAACAAATAGCATAGTTTCTTGACTGTGTTGTATTAATACCAGAAGGTTTACCTCTACTTTCTGTTTCAATATAAACGTTACCTGTTTTCTGACACAGCCTATCAGTCTTACATTCTATCTTACCTTCTACTGCTTCTTGGAACTCATTCTCGTATTGTTGTCCAAACTTTAAATCTTTATCAAAGTGAGGTTGTGCTTTAGTGTGTTTCACTCCAGTTATCTCCTATCTTGTATTCACCAGTTAGCGGAAGTCTTAAATCAAAATACTTACCAGTGTCTTCTATTGCTTTTACGGCTAATTGCCCAACTTGCTCAGCATCTTTTTCAAGACACTCTACTTGTATTTCATCATGTACCCACACTACTTGATGTGCTTCAGGTATTTTCTTAATCACTTTATCAAACTCTACTAACCACTGCTTACACACTAAGGCTCCGGACGATTGAAGCAACGTGTTTAATGCAGCATGGCTTGAACGTACTTTAACACGTCTCTTATCAAGACCTACTAAGTAACCACGTTCAGCTGCTTGCTGTACATTTTCAATTAGTTTGTTTAATGCAGGTAAGTTATTTAAGAAACGTTTCTTTATCTTAGATGCTTCTGCTACAGTTTTATTTGTAACTGCTGCAATCTTTTTAACACCACCACCGTAAAGAAAACAGTAGTAAAAACGCTTGGCTAAGTCTCTGCTATCTAACCCTGCTAATGTTTTTGTTTCAGAGTGTATATCACCATCTAAAACAACTTTAGCATAGTTGCCGTTATCGTACTTAGCCATGTAGTGAGCCAACATTCTCACCTCTAAACCTGAGACATCAATGCCTACAAGTTTTTTACCAGTTGGAACCGTGAATAATGCTCTACACTCTTTACCATATTGCACACCGACACTTGGAATTTGTGCCATGTTTGGGTACGAGTGTGTTGCTCTTGCAGTTACTGTTGAGTTAGTATTGCAAGTACCATGTATTTTATTATTCTTCTCATGCTTTAACCAAGCTTGAGCGCCAGTAGCTAACTGACCAATTCTTTTATCTAATAGAAAATGCTCACATAATATTTTAGCTTCAGGGTATGGTAAACTTTCTAAAATAGTTTCATCTAACTTAGGCTTACCATCATCAGTATAAACTTTAGGTTTCCATCCATGTATTTTAATTAATCTATCTGCAATATGTTGTCTACTAGATGGATTAAAGATAATAGTTTTTTCTTTGTAAAATACTTCACCCTTAACATATCCTCTAGCTTTGTTATTTACTTTAGGTATAAAAGGTATGTGTTCTTTTTCAGGTGGAAACATAACTTGTAGCTTGTATTCTATTTCCATTCGTCTACCATTTAATTCTGAATAAAGTTTTCTAGCTTCTTCAGTATTAAAACTAAAACCATGAACTTCTTGATTATAAATTAATTGTGCTACAGAGTGCTCTAAGTCCATAGCTTGCTGAGAATATTTCATATCTTCATGTATCATTTTGTGAAGATTATACGTTACTTCTACATCTTGTTTACAATACTCTAGCATCTCAGGTGTGAAAGTTTGCCAGTCTGTATCAAACTGTGCTTTGTAATTGCCTATTCTATTACCCCATGCTTTTAAACTGTGTCTTCCTATACAATCTTTTGGAAAATCTTTACGTTGAAAATCTTTTTCTTTTACATCTGGAAATAACAATCTTGTTGCTACAAGTGTGTCAAAAATTTTTGCCTCAGTTTTAAAGGTAGGATATAATTTTTTTATTACAGGCAAATCAAATTTTATAATGTTGTGTCCTATAATTTCTTTTGCTGTAGATAATTTATCTAATGCTTCATCAACTGATAAAGACAAAAACTTATTAGTGTCTACATCTTTTAAAACTAAACAATGTATTTTAGTACAGACGTCAAGAAATCCATCAGTTTCTATATCAAATATGTATCTCATATTTTTAATACTTTCTTTTTAATAACATTAATAGTTGGTATAACAGTTACATTACCAACGTCACCTAGTGTACCATCATCTTCAAAGTTTATGTCACCACATAAAATGTGTACATTCTTATCTTGTTTTATTAACCAACCAGTGCTCACACAAATAGTTGGTGTACTTGTTTTTGCTTTTTCTAATGACATCCACGAAGCATCAGAGTTTATATCAAGCCAATGACATAAAACAAATTTAGCGTCTAATGTCTTTTTAGTTATTGTAGGTAGTTTCATAATTAATGTATGTGTTTGTGTATTTTTATATCTACGTTCCATGCTGCATCTTCACCATTCATAGCAAGTGCCATCAATGCATCTTGTAATAAGGATGCTGAGCTATCTTTAGCAACATGTAATACTACAGGTGTTGAACTTTCTTTTGCTTTTTTAACAGCAGATAAAACATAAAATGTCCAAGACACAGTGTCTTGTTTTGTTTTTCTTTTTCTAACAGTTAATTTAGAAGTCATTAACAGTCTCCGATTGTACTTCAGTTAAACAACCTGTGTCTAAATCATATCTTAAACTACAAGCTTTTCCAGTCTCACCACTAAATCTATTTTTTAAAACATTAACTTGTGCAATGTTATCTTCAGCTTGTAAGTCTCTGGACAAGGCTAATACCATGTCACTTAACTGAGCAATACTTTGACTGCCTCTTAAACTATTCATAGATACTTGTACTCCATCTTCATAACCTTTGTTACCATCTTTAGTACGTGATAAATGTGAAACAAGTATTAAACCAATACCAGTTTCTTCTACTAGCGTTCTAAGTTTTGATACAAAATAATCTATAAGTTTACGTTCATCATTTGTATTGGCATCACCTAATGCAGACAAAGCCATATGTAAATGGTCTAGTATTACATAGTCTACATTACAGGCTTTAGCCATGTATCTTATTTTAGAGAGCAAGTTATCTGCAACTGTTGAACCAAAATGATTGTAAAGATAAAAGTTGCCACTGCCCACAGTATTGTTAAACGTCTTAAGTAAGTCTTCTTCACTGATACCCTCTCTTGTTAAGTGTAATGGTTTTTGTAATTCAACACCCATGATACCAAGTGCACTACGTTTAATACTTTCTTCTAATGCAATGTAACCTACGGTGTAATTATTTTTTAATAAGTTTAATGCTACGTGTCTACAGAAACTAGATTTACCAACACCACTTCCGGCAGTGATAGTAACAAGCTCACCTTTACGTAGTCCATGTGTTTTAACATTTAAACATTCAAATGGATATGGAACTGTTACATACTCATCTTCTTTTTGTATTTCATTCCATAATTCTTTTCCAACTACAATACCATCAGGTCTGTATGGTTTACTTGACCATATACAATCTGTTAACTCTCTTACTTTGTTTGCAAGTAACATTTCGTTTGCATCTTTTAATGGCATTGTACAAATCTTAGCTTTGTTTGGTGTAAATAATTTTGCACATTCAATAGCAGCTTTTTCTCCGTACTCGTCTTGGTCAAAACAAAGTACCACACTCTCAAATTTTTCAAGCCACTCTAATTCTTTTTGTATATCTTTTTTAGCGCCTTGTGCACCTGTCTTAATACTTACTACGGGAAATTTATTTTGATT